CGACCGCATTCCTGCGGTCGGCCTGCCATTCGGCTGAGCGGCTTTTGCCGGTCACTTCTGTGTGGAAACACACGTTTGCGGAGAAAACATGTACGGGATAATCACTAAGAGCCTCTCTGGCTCGTATTATAATACGAGGCATCAGGCGAAGCACGATATAGAGATATATCGTGATACCTGGCGTAGAACTTGGACCAACGAGCGCTATGGGGACAACAACCCGAGGTGGCGAGAACAGGTGCGTCGGCATGAAAATGCCACCACCGGTTTCTCTGCTTTATCTCGGGACTTGTTCCCCGTAGACGTTTCTGGTTCTTTGTATACGCAGGGTCCTGTGGCTAATCCTATACGTGTCTCGTACAGTATGAGGGAGACTATCAGTTCGGGTGCTTACCCGCCTGATTATGCTACCTCGTTCAGTACGAACTCCGCTGACATCCAGGCCCGAACGAAGTGGATCCAAAAATATCGCAAGTTGCGCACCCAGTTTCAGACTGGGGTGTTTCTTGGCGAGCTCTTGGAGACAGTTCGGATGATTAAGAGTCCTGCGCAGGCCCTTAGAGAAAGTCTGAACGCGTATCATCGGAACGTTAAGAAACGTCTCCGGCGCTCGAGGACTGACTATTCTAGGGTTGTGCAGGATTCTTGGCTCGAATACTCTTTCGGTGTTCGACCTCTCATTTCAGAAGTAGCTTCCGCGTGTCGATTGGCTTGCGCTGACCCTTATCAGGTCGTGCAGCCCATCGATGCGTCTGCTACTATGGATTGGAAGGTTGTCAACGATCGAGATTTGCGGCAAGCTACCGAAACCGGTTGGCCCTACTTTTATGTTTATAATAGTCTGGACAACAAGGTGATGGTGCGATACCGTGGAGCCGTTGTGGCGGAAAACAGCCCTCCATCCTTCCCGGAGCAGTTAGGCCTTTCGTGGTCTAACCTGCTCCCGACAGTTTGGGAGCTTATTCCGTACAGCTTTCTAGTCGATTACTTCACCAATGTTGGTTCTGTAATCGATGGGATATCTACCGGTGTTGTCTCCTTGGCATGGGGGTGTCGTAGCGAGGTCCGCGAGTCTTTGTCCCGTATTTCTACGGAACTCGCTCGTGTTAGCCTCGATACGAATCCCGGTCAAGGTAGATGGTCCGGTAATGTCCATGGGGCTGGTCTAATCGGCCAAAATCGATACGTCAACAGGCAGTCTGTGAACGTGATATCGCTAGGTATTGGCGATTTTCAGTTCAAGCTGCCTGGTGTTAGTACGAAATGGCTAAACATCGGTGCCCTCGCTGACTTACGCCGTTAGGCGCGAGTGTGAAGCACCTCTTTCATTCTTTTTGCCTTTTGGCAGGAGTACACTGTGACGATTTCTCTCACATCCCCCGTGACGGGCTCTGCCCAGACCGGTCTCACCTCACCCACCTATACGGTGGTTGCGGACACGCCGCCCAATGCATATTCGAAACAGTATGCTGTTACCGCCCTTGGCGGGACGCAGACCAATGTCGATGTGCATGGGGCGTCGAAGCCTTTCACCGTTACGTTCTCGAGGCCGCAGACCATCCGGTCTGCCCCCCTTGCGAATCCGGTGACGGGCGCGATGCCCAACTCGCCGCGGAATGTCTACTCGGTGATCGTACGCAAGGGTATGAACCCAGGCGTCGGTCAGAATCCACAGATAGCGGTGCTTCGCTGCGACCTCGCGGTCGTCGCTGGCGCCGACATCGTGGAGCCGGAAGACATCCGTGCTGCTCTCTCGCTGCTCATCGGCAGCTTGGATCAGCAGTCGGCGGGCCTCGGAGATACCTTGGTCAATGGACTCCTCTAAACGGGATGCCCTGATCAAGGCGGCTGTAACGTTCATCTCGAGTGTTACGGCTATTCTCCTAGGGATTCAGATCTTCTAGATCTCAATCATTTGAGGTGAACTGTGGTCGATATCACGGCTCTTTCTCAGCTACTATTCGAGGACCTCCATGAATACCATGACCGACTTTCCAGATGCCGACGTCAAATCGTTAATCGATTCAATGAATCTATCAGCGAAGCAGCTAATCCTGTTGGTACAGGTAGTCACTTCGGTCCCCGCGAAATCGGGGAGCGATCTGACGGCGTTCCGGAAGTTGCGAGAGCTGATGCCGATTATGCCGGCGACGGAGATATATTGTCTCCTAGCCGTCGTGATCAGTCAGCACCCGGAGGAAGTTCTTCGTATGATCAAAGTCTTGAACCTGATTCGTCAGGCTTAGACCTTGACTTCGATTACTCCCTCCGGAATCTCGATTGGTTTCCTGGGGCCTCTCCCTCTCTCGTGGCGTCCGTAAGCCTGCTTAAGTCTCTCCCGAAAAAGTTTCGGGGGTTGACGTCTAGCGGTGCCGAGGATGCCGCGGCTGAAAAATTTCTACGCATCAATCAAAGATGCGCAGATTGGGAGTTGAATTTGCAGTTTAGCTGGGAGGAGGAGTTGCTCGGCATCCTTAAGCAGGAGCTGGACAATTTCTTCCATCCCGGCGGCGAACCCCTTGACCTAGACGATCTTGCTGTTTTTAATAGCGGTCGTTGCGGTCCGGGAGCTAGCCTTGGTGCGAACGGGGTCGACTTCTATACGAAGTTGTTCTCGTCCAATCTTACTGCGTCGTCTCTCGAGGTGTACTATAGGTACGCCGCCTGGTGCGCAGCAGATCCCAATTGGCGTGACGCCGAGTTTACTCGACTAATCACGTTTGGGCTGCCCAGCATCACGCATA